TATGGCTACTACCACAAGACAATCAGGTTTATTAGTTGCAGAAGACTGGACACGAGTCTATCAAACCTTCCGCAATGCAGACTTTCAAAGCTATGACTACGAAACACTTCGTAAGTCAATGATTGATTATTTGCGTTTATATTACCCAGAAGACTTTAACGACTTTATCGAATCAAGTGAGTTCATTGCGCTTATTGATTTGATCGCGTTCTTAGGTCAGAGTCTAGCTTTCCGCGGCGATTTAAACGCACGTGAAAATTTTATGGATACTGCACAGCGTCGTGACAGTGTGCTTAAATTAGCCAAACTAATTTCATACAATCCTAAACGTAATATCCCTGCCAGTGGATTCTTAAAAGTTGACAGTGTAAGCACAACTGAAACTGTATACGACAGTAATGGTATTAATTTATCTGGTTTAGTAATTTCGTGGGCTGATTCAGCAAACGATAACTGGTACGAGCAGTTTACAGCAGTGATCAATTCAGGATTATTATCAACTCAATCCATTGGTAAACCTAGTAACTCACAATTAATTAATGGTATAACCAATGACGAATATCAAATAAATTTAGTACCAAGTATTATTGCAACCTACAGTTTTACAACTAAAATTGAAGGAACAACAACTAAATTTGAAATGACTAGTCCAACAAGTGCAGGTAGAACTTTTGTATACGAAACTGCACCTCGTCAAAATCAACCATTTAATCTACTTTATCGTAACGATAATTTAGGTAATACAAGTAATAATACAGGGTTCTTTACCTACTTTAAACAGGGCGAATTAAAATCACTTGATTTTACATTCCAAGAAAGTACACCGAATCGTGTGTACAGTGTTAACGTAGACAACATTAATAATACTGATATATGGTTATACAGTTTAGATGCGCAAGGCTTACCAAATGCAATATGGACACAGGTTGCAACGGTAAACAATACTAATGTTATCTATAATAAAAGTACTAATAAATCTATATTTCAAGTCAACACTAGAGCCAGTGATCAAATTGATCTAGTGTTTGGTGATGGGTCTTTTGCTAACATACCTCAAGGTAATTATAGACTGTATTATCGTGTAAGTAATGGTGCTGATTATAAAATTACGCCAGATGAGATGCAGGGTATAGTTGTACCAGTTAATTATATTAGCCGAAGTGGTCGTGTTGAAACACTTACCCTTCGTGCAAGTTTGCGCTACACAGTAGCCAATGCTAGCTCACGTGAAACACTTGATGAAATACGTCAAAAAGCACCGCAACAATACTACACACAAGATCGTATGGTAACAGGCGAAGATTATAACATCCTGCCTTATACATTGTTCAGTAACATACTTAAAGTTAAAGCAGTTAACCGTACCAGTTCTGGTATTAGCCGTTATCTAGATGTTATTGATACAACTGGAAAATATTCAAGCACAAACATCTTTGCAGATGATGGTGTATTATACCGTGATCCGTTTGTTAACACATTCTCTTTTGATTATAACACAAGAAATGATATTTACAAAGCAATTTATAATAAAGTGAAACCTGTAGCTTCGGCACAGGAAACGATACAGTTTTTTTACAGCAAGTATCCGACTATCACCATTACTAATGCATACTGGAATTATTCAACCACTGTGGCCAATGGGTCCACTGGATATTTTATTGATGCAAATGATATTATACTACAAGTTGGCGATGTAGTATCTACAAATAACAAATATATTAAACAAAGTTCTATAATTAAATTTAGTGCAGGTACTGGTAACTACTTCGATGCACGTAATACTATTCAAACGGGTATACCAAGTAAGTCGGGTGACAAATATTTTATATACGCAAGTGTTCAACAGGTCGTTGGTGATGGCACCAACGGCGGTGCCGGCAATTTATCCAACGGATCTGGACCAATTATATTAGGCGAACAAGTACCCAATGGTGCACTGGCCATTGCAGTATACGCAGTATTCGACACTGACTTTTCAACAGCATTAGTAGATTCTATTGTAGAGTATGTGCAAGCATATGAAGATTTTGGGCTACGATATGATATTGATACTACATCATGGAAATTGATATTACCTGGTGATTTAGATACAGGTGAATTTAGTTTGGGCTATGCAGGTAATACCAGCAGTACAGGATTAGATGCCAGCTGGCTGATACGTTTTAAAACTGTAGGTCAAACCTATACAGTATTATATCGTGGATTAAATTATGTATTCGAAAGTGTAAAAGAAACTAACTTCTACTTTGATAACACAGTTAAAGTGTTTGATCCTAAAACTGGACTTACAGTACACGATAATATTAAAATATTAAAAGTTAATAGTAATCCAGATGATGCGACTCCGTTGGCACTAGATTATACATGGTACATTTATAAAAATATTATTGAAGTTGATGGTTACGAAAATCCTAGTAAAATTCTAGTTACCTTTTCAGACATAGATAATAATGGTATTTTAGATAATCCAGAATTATTCGAATTAATTGTTAATCCTGACATTGATAGTAATAGCAAGTATGTATTTTTCCAATCAACGTATGGATATGATAATTTTGTTACACAAACTTTAGTAAGTAACAGTCTTGTTGAATCAACTTATGCAACATTAGTTGCGGCACAAGCCGATGCAACTTTGTATACGTCCGGCAAATTATTTTATATTGCGCCAGAAAATAAATTCTATCAACTAACTGTTACTGGCGCGGCATACGTATTAAATGAAGTATTTGATTATACTGCTAAAGTCGGACGTCAAAATTTGTACTTCCAATATAGACATAATAGTCCTAACTATCGTCGAATTGACCCGAGTCCAAATAATATCATTGATTTGTATCTATTAACAAAACAATATTCAACCGATTATACAGCATGGATACAGGATAGTACTGGTACTGTTACTGAACCAACTGCACCAACAGTTGATGCACTGAGTACAGAATTTAGTAGTTTAGAAAATTACAAAAATTTAACAGACACTATCATTTATAATCCTGCTAAATTTAAACCAATATTCGGTGACAAAGCGCCAGCTGCATTACAAGCAACATTTAAAGTTGTAAAAAATGCAAGTATTATTGTCAGTGATAACGATGTTAAAACTAGAGTCATTGATGCAATTAACACTTATTTTGATGTTGCAAACTGGGACTTCGGCGAAACATTTTACTTCAGTGAATTAAGTGCATATCTGCATAGTGTGCTCGCACCAAACATTGCAAGTATAACAATTGTTCCGTCAAGCGAATCGAGTACATTCGGTAGCCTGTTACAAATCAATGCAAACTATAATGAAATTATTGTAAGTGCGGCCACAGTAGACAACGTACAGATTATTAGTGCAATTACCGCGGCACAAATCAACCAAACTGTATTGGCTTAAATACTATATAACACTTGAGATTATAACGACATGGCGACAAAAAAGACTTCAAATTTTCTTCCTAGCATATTTCAAACCGACGTTAACAATAAGTTCTTGTCGGCTACTATGGATCAGTTAGTAACTGAACCAAATTTAAGAAATATATATGGCTATATTGGAAGAACATTTGCGCCAACATATAAAAACAAAGATAGTTATGTAATCGAAAATTCAGCCAATAGACAAAAATATCAACTTGAGCCAAGTATAGTAGTTCGTAACGAGCAAAAAGAAATTACATTCTTTGCTGGCTACAATGACATATTAAATAAAATCGAATATTACAGTGGATTATCTGCAAATCATGACAGACTATTTGATGGTGAATATTATAGTTTTGATCCGCAGATCTCTTTTGATAAGTTTGTTAACTTCAGCCAATACTATTGGCTTGCTAATGGCCCGGACCCAGTTGATGTTAATACAAGTGGAGTTGATTTAGAAAAAACATTTACAGTTACCCGTAATGCAAACATATCTCGTTATGATTTTATCACTGGTGGATCAGTAAAAAATACAATTACCTTAGCTCGCGGTGGTCAATATACATTCGAAGTTGATCAACTTGGTGCAGGTTTTTGGATACAAACTGAACTCGGAGTTGACGGACTAGTAAATGCAACTCCAACAATTAGTACACGCGATGTACTTGGTGTTACTAATAACGGTGCAGAAACAGGTACTATTACATTTAATGTTCCGCAGGCAACTGCACAGGAACGATATGTATTAATGAATATAGTAGCCAATGTGGAATATGCTGTTCCTCTTGCCTATGCAGATATACAAAATCGTACTGTTAGTCAATTCCTTGCAGCTTTTCCTGCGTATGCCGGAATAACAGGACAACTAAATGGCAAAACTGCAATATTCATTGATCAAAACTTATTAACTAACCGCGGCGAAGAAGCATGGACCATGCCTGAAGTTATTGATCCGAACACTGGATTAGTTGTACCAGGATATGATGCCGGTACAGTAGTTCCGACTGCTCAACGTTACGGAGTATGGAGAGTACAGTTTAGTGATATTGGCAACGTTGATGATCCATTAATTCGCTTAGTGCATGTTCAAGATGTGTTGCTTAACGAAAAAGTCTACATCAGATCTGGGCTTGTTAATGCCAATAAAGAATTCTTTAAAGATTACGATGAGTTCTTCCATGTTGTTCCTGTAATTTCGAGTATACAAGATACACTATACTTCCAAGACGGTAGTGACCCATCTATCTACGGTACAATCAAACTTGTTGATATTGCTGGCTGGGAAATTGATATTGAAAACGACATATTGGGAAAACCTAACTATACTAGTCCCAATGGAGTAATTTTTACCAGCGGATTAAAAGTAAGTTTTGGCTCTGATGTTACTCCTGCTGCATATCAAAATAAAGAATATTATGTTGAGAATGTAGGCGCACCAACCGGCATACAATTAATTGATATAGAATTATTAGTTACACCTGAGTTATTCAATGATGAAATAGCATTAAATTATCCAGATGGATTGCCAGGCAATGTGTCTAATGCAGAATATATTACAATTAACCGTTGTAGTAAAGATTTGAACCCATGGACTCGTGGCAATCGTTGGTTTCACCGCGATGTAATTAAATTAACTGCCGAGTACAATAACGTAATTGTCACCTACGATCAAACATATCGTGCTCAACGTCCGATTGTACAATTTGAAGCAGATCTGCAATTATTTAATTTTGGTAGAATTGGTAAACGTCCTATCGATATTTTAGACACTACTACTCGAGATGCATTTAATGAATTAAATGGACAAGTATTAACTGTTGTGGGCGGAGTTACTTTAGTTGATGGTATGCGAATTATATTCACTAATGATAATGATCCAGTGGTGCGTGATAGTATCTATGTAATTAATTTAGTACAAACTCAACTTGATGATCAGGGATTATTAATAGGTCCTGTATATATAAATTTAAATCCTGCAGATGATGCTAACAATGAAATTTACGATACTGTGGTGGTAAAAGCAGGATTGTATAAAGGAACAGCATGGTGGTATAACGGAGATACTTGGACACAAAGTCAAACAAAGACCAGTCTACAACAAGATCCTTTGTTTGACGTGTATGATGCTACCGGTACACGCTTGGCTGATTATGAATCCAGCACATTTGCAGGTACAAGATTGTTTGGCTATAACAGAACCAGCACCAGTACTGTAGCAGATACAGTATTATATTTTCCATTAAAATACAGAACATTCCGTGCGCAAGGCGACATTGAATTTTCTAACTATTTTGATACGGATACATTTACCTATGTGCGTGATAGAGTAGCATACACTGATCGAATTGCAACTGGCTTCCTACAACAGATAGTAGATAGAAATACAGTAATTCCAAAAAATAATTGGAACACAGTGACTGAACCACTCAGCCAATATCAATTAATTACATACATCTACGATGGTATTAATAGTCCGTTTAAACTTGATGTTACTCCGGCGGCATCAGCATCTATTCCGCATGTTAAAGTTTATAAAAATAATACATTCTTAACAACAACACAATGGACACTAACAAATAATGCATTAACATTGTCTACTGTGCCGGTGATTGGTGATAAGATTGACATCTTAGTTTATAGTAAGGAAGTAAGTACTCTTGGTCAATACCAAGTGCCGCAAAATTTAGATTTAAATGCACAAAATATTGATTTAGAATCATTGACTTTAGGACAAATTAGAAACCATTTAGTTGAGCTAAGTCAAAATAGTAGTGAGCTAGAAGGCGACATCCTTAGTGAAAGTAATCTTAGAGATATCGAGATTAAATCACAAGGCGGCAATATCTTACAGCATAGCGCACCGATATCAAATGCAGCATTATTTTTATTAAACGACAGCACAAACTTTATCGATGCAGTTCGTTATGCGCAACAAGAATACGCTAGATTTAAAAATAAATTCTTAGAATTAAGTGCCACACTATCGGGCATACAACCAACTGATCCTGTGGCCAGTGTAGATTTAATCTTAACAGAAATTAACAAGATTAAAAACAAAACATTCCCATGGTTCTATAGCGACATGGTACCGTATGGTACATTAAAAAATATTGTTAACGGTACTGGTTATACAATATTTGACCCATTGGTTCGTTCATATGAAATTACAGCAGTATTTGATGCGTTTGCATTGGGCAATACTGCAATTCTTGTTTATTTAAATGATGTACAGTTGATCATAGATAGAGATTATACATTTGATACAGATCGTCCGGCAATAACATTTAAGGACACTGTTACTTTAGAAGTCGACGACATTGTTAAATTTGTAGAATATCAAGATACCAATGGATCTTATGTGCCAGAGACTCCGAGTAAATTAGGTTTGTATCCTAAGTTTATTCCTGAGATCTTTTTAGACGATACCTATCGTACACCTATTAATGTTATTCGTGGTCACGATGGTAGCATAACTCCGGCATTTGAAGATTACAGAGATAGTTTTATATTAGAATTAGAAAAACGTATATACAATAATATTACTCTAAGAGATGCGGGCAGTTATCGAGACATATATGCAGTCATGCCGGGCAAATTTAGAACAAGTGACTACTCGTTAGCTGATGCCAATCAATTATTGTCTAAGAATTTCTTAACTTGGATTGGTAACAATAAAATTGATTTTACAGTCAATGATACATTTGAAAGCAATGATCCATTTACGTGGAACTATGGTCGTTTTGTTGATAGAATCAATGGTGAAATATTGCCTGGTAGTTGGAGAGCTTGTTATCAATATTTCTACGATACAATACGTCCACATTTGACTCCTTGGGAAATGTTAGGTTTTTCTACGATGCCATCTTGGTGGGTAGAAGAATATGGTCCTGCACCTTATACAGGCGGTAACAAACTTTTATGGGATGACCTAGAACTAGGATTAATTAAACATGGCGAACGTGCTGGTATAGATACTGTTTTTGCTCGCCCTGGATTATCAGCAGTTATTCCAGTTGACGTAAATGGACTTTTATTAAGTCCTGCGGCAATTATGACTGCATCGTTTAATTCTGTCAGAGCCGCAACAGCTTGGGCAGTAGGACAACAAGGACCAGTTGAAACTGCGTGGCGCAACAGCAGTGATTATCCATTTGCTGCACAGCAAGCACTGGCACTAGCTAAACCAGCTAGATACTTTGGCTTATTAATGGATGTATCACGTTATTCAAAAAATAATGTATTAGAACAATATATAACTGACACAAATGATCATATTAAACAAACATCATTGACATTTAATGGTGACACATCATCTGGCACAGTGGTTAGAACAGCAGGTTATATAAACTGGATTGCAGATTTCCTAGTAAATCAAGGAATTAATCCTTCTACTGTTATCACTCCGTTATTGAAAAATTACGAAGTTAATCTTGCATACAAAATGGCCGGGTTCAGTGACCAAAAATATCTACAGGTCTTAGCAGAGCAAAGTTCACCGACAAGTACAAATGATAGTATTATTATTCCAAATGAAAACTATAATGTACATTTGTACAAATCAACTCCGGTTGATAGAATAGCCTACAGTGGTGTAATTGTTGAAAAAACTACTAATGGATATAGTGTACGTGGATACAATTTATCTAACCCATATTTCACTATTATTCCAAGTGTTATAAACACAAACGCATATAAAATTACTGTGTTAAACAATTCAGTAACTGTGTTTAGAGATTATCAAAACTTAAAACTAACAGTGCCCTACGGTTACGAATTTAATACTCAACAACAAGTAGCTGATTTCTTAATTAGTTACGAAAGACATTTAATGGCTCAAGGGTTCACCTTTAACGATACTGATGAGCAACTAGGCGAAACACGTAATTGGAAACTGTCAACTAAAGAATTCTTATTCTGGGCACAACAAGGCTGGGCACCCGGCAGTATCTTAGTATTAAGTCCGGTGGCCAATGTGATAAATGCCGTTACCGTTGGTGCAATCACTGATGCTATCACAGATAGCCAATACGGTTCTAAAGTATTAGATCAAAATTTTGCATTAGTTAAGACTACAAACTATAATGTATTACGTAGTCCAACTTCATTCAAGTTAACATTGACCAACGATGCAGTTATTGGCTATATTGAATTAAATCTAGTGCAATACGAACATGTATTGATATTCGATAATACAACAGTGTTCAACGATATTATATACAAGCCGGAGCTTGGTAACAGACAATTTAGATTAAAATTAATCGGACAAAAAACAGCAGATTGGGACGGCAGTTTAAGTGCGCCGGGCTTTATTTACAATTCTGGTGATATAGATGAGTGGACTGGCAACAAGGATTATTTAAAAGGCGACCTAGTACAATATAAAAATCAATATTACGTTGCATTACAAAATATTTCAGCAACAATTGAATTTGAATTTGCCTACTGGAAACAAATTTCTACAAGCGAAATTAAAAAGGGATTGTTGCCAAACTTTGCTACTATCGCCGCTAAATCTCAAGTATACTATGATTCATATACAAACTTTAAAGATGCAGACCAAATCAAATACAGTCATGGTTTAATTGGATTTAAACCACGTCAATATCTAGCAGATCTTGGATTAAGTGACACTACACAAATTGAATTGTATAAAGGATTTATCAAACAAAAAGGATCTGCAAATGCAATTAATCAATTATCAAATGCAGAATTTAACAATCTAAGTAGTGCTATAAATTTCTACGAAGAATGGGCAATACGAGTCGGTGAATACGGTGCGCTAGATACTAACCCATACGTTGAAATTGCACTTGACGAAAAAGCATTTAGTGTTAATCCTGCAATTGCTACTTTTGTAACTGCTGCTGGCAGCGACGGTGTGACTACATTTAATAAATCACAATTATATAAATCAACTGAACAATATGCAGGTACTATTGCGTTGAATAGAAATGCGCAAAGTGATTACAATAATGATATCGCCACTGCTGGATATGTAAATATCGACGACGTTGATACCACTATATTCGATCTTGCTAATTTTACAGATTTAAATAATCAATTAGCTGATATTGGTACTGGATACAGCATTTGGTGCGCAAAAGACTTTTCGCAAAACTGGAATGTTTATCGAGTATCAGAAACTGACAATCATGTGTTGTTGGTATCTAACTCACTTGATGGATTTGTGACATTTACCACAGATGATCCGCACGGATTGTCTGCAGGTGACATATTCTTAATTCG